GTCAGCGCGAAATCAGAGTCGGAATCCAAGGCCAAGCAGAAGGAGGAGAAGCCGAAGGATCAGAAGAGCAAATTCGCCCAGGAGCAACAGCGTAAGGCTAAGTCTTGGGAGCAGATCAACGCCGAGAAGGAGGCTATCAAGGCCGAGCGCGAGGCGGTGAAGCGTGAGCGGGATGAGTGGAGCAAGCAGCGGGAGCAATCCAGTGCTGCCGAGTCCAACTCGTTTCGGGACGACAAGGGATACACTGCGGAGGACTACGAGGCTGCGGCCAAGGAGTTCGATGCGGATGGTGATACCCAGTTGGCCAAGGCAGCGCGAGCCAAGGCTGATGGAGTCCGTAAAGCGGCGGGTGCCAAGCAGCAGCAGGTTCAGCAGGAGCGTTTCAACAAGTCATGGGCTGAGAACTATGGCCGACTCTCTGAGAAGGAAGTCTGGCTCAAGGATCAGTCCAGTCCTGAGTACAAGCGCACGGTTGAGTTGTTGCAGCGGGTTCCGTTCCTCACTGCGATGCCCGATGGACTTGTCCATGCGGTTGAACTGATGAAGCTCCAAGATACTGCGGGTCGATCTCAGTCGCTTGAGTCCGAGAATAAGGCTCTGAAAGAACAGCTCAACAAGCTCCAGCAGAAGACCGCTATTGGGAAAAGCGTTCCGGCAGGACAACTCAAGACCGAGGAGAAAGATTTCTCCCGATTATCTCTCAAGGAGCAAAGGGATGCGCTCATGCGAGCGTCGAGGGAGTTCGACCGGGAAGGCAACTGATAGCACAACCACAACTCAAATATGCCAGTTACAACCTCTACTACGCTAACCAGTCAGTTCCAGAACTACTTCAGCAAGGAGCTGCTCTCGATCGTCCAGCAGGAGACGATTCTTGATCAGTTCTCGATGAAGGCTCCGATCCCCAAGAACAATGGTAACAAGGCGATCTCGATGTTCCGTTTCGGAGCCCCGAGCATCAGCAGCGTTCAGACCATCGCTTCCGAGGGTGCTGCCATCAGCTCCGCGAACTATCGCGCTCTGGCCCTCAACAGCCTGAGCAAGTCGCTCGCTCAGTACGGTCAGGTGATCGGTTTGACCGACATCCTCCGCGCCACCGACCTGTTCAACTCCCTCCAGCAGGCCACCAAGACCTCCGGTCTGGATATGGCTCTGTGGGTTGACTCGGTGATTCGTAACACCCTGATCGGCTCCAACCTCACGGCCAGCGGTTCGTCCATCGGTTCCGCCGCCGAAGGTGGTGGTACGTTCGATAACTCGGACGCCGTGAACGTCGTCGCCAGCTCTGGCGGCGTGAAGGTGTACGGTAACCCCGCCACGCTGACCACGCAGAGCTTCTCTGCGCTGAACAGCGATACCACCGCTGCCAACACCACGATGACGGCGTCCGCTGTCCTCGATTCCATGACCCGTCTGAAGCGCAACCGCGCTCCGATGATCAACGGTGGGTACGTCCTGGCGACCGACCCCCGCGTTGCTCGTGACTTGATGCGCGATGCCGACTGGTTGAACGCCTCCAACTACGGCAACAAGGGTACCCCGTTCTACAAGGGCGAAGTGGGTTCCATCTACGGTTGCCGCGTTGTCCAACAGACCAACTCGTTTGTCAGCACCGGCTCCGGTACCGCTGCCGATGAGTTCATCTATCAAGCTACTGCCGCGGGTGGCGGTCTGGCTGTCAGCAAGGACATCATCGCCTCGTTCTTCTTCGGTAACGAGTCGTTCGGTATCCCTGCTCTGACCGGTGATGATCCGTTGTCTCCGAAGATCGTTATCACTGATACCCCCGACAAGAGCGATCCGTTGAACCAGCTCGTCACCGTTGGTGTGAAGCTGTACTTCGCCGCTCTGCGTTTGGCCGCTGGTAACACTGGCTCTACTGCCAATCCGACTTGGTACTTGGTGCATCGTACTAAGACCTCGACCACCCTGTAATATGCGACCCAAGACGGCCACCATCATGGTGATTGCCGTCAGCCCAAAGGGGCATCATCGAGCAATCGGTGGTGCCCCTTCTCATTCCGCTTGCGGATGTGAGGAGGCTGACAACAATGCGCCCATGATTTCTATTCCGGTCGAGGCTCTTTCCACCGACATGGAGGATGGCCAACAAGCCATGCCCGAAGTTGGTGATGAAGTTGTCCTAGAGGAAGTTCGCGGTGTTCTCAAGAAGCTCGAAAACGGCGAGGCTTATGTCGAGATCCGCAGTGTGAACGGTATGCCCGCTGAGTACGAGTCCAAGGGCGACAAGGGTATGGATAAGGAAGGCCCCATGGACGAAAAGGGTATGCGCGACATGGTCGCCGAGTACGATAGCGAGATGGAATCCTGATATGCCGATCTACACCTTCGAGAGCAATGGCAAGTCCATCGAGCATATCGCTCCGATGGGTACTGATTCCATTGTCCTTGATGGCAAGCGTTGGAGCAGACAGCCGGTGGCCCGCTTCGGGGTCACCGGTTTTGCCCGCGAGGCCGAACTCAAGGACCATGTGAAGAAGGGATTCAGCCGGATGGAAGACCGGCAGGGCTCCCGCTTTGAAAGCACTTTCAGCAAGAATCAAATTCGCAAGATCTGGGATATATGAGCGCAAATTCAAATCTGGCCACTGAGTATTCGATGGGCAACGGCGGGTTCCAGCTCGTCCTCGTTACCACGTTGACCACTGGCCCATTCGTTGCGGTCACCACGATTGCTCCGACTACCTTCACCTCGATCACCGGCAAGAACATCAGCGGCAGTTGGTCGTCGGCCACTATCCCCGCTGGCATCACGCTTCCTGGGCCGATCGACAGCTTCCAGATTTCGAGTGGTCAGGTGGTCGCTTTCAATGGAGTGATCAACTCTTAAGCCGTGACACTCGCTCTCGGAACAAGATTAACGTCCAGCGGATCCGGTGGGAATGTCACCCCGATCGATCCGCCGATCTTGCGCCGGGATCTTTTGCAGGAGGATGATTTCTTCGTCCTTCTGGAGGATGGGACGAGCAAGATAGTTCTGAGTTTGGGAACCTACGACATTATCCTCTTGGAAGACGGCGTGAGTGCGCCGGTGACCGAGTCGGTGTCGAGCCCCGGAAGATTCATTCTAACAGTTAACTGATATGCCAGATACGAAAATCACAGCCCTGACGGCGATCGGAGCCAATCCGATCATCCCAGCAACCTTCCCCATCCCGATGGTCGATCTTACCGACACATCGATGGCGGCGAGCGGCACCACGAAGAAGGTGACCGTGAACCAAATCCTCGGCGCTGGCGGCACCGCCACCCTCGCCTCCGCCACCATCACCGGCGATCTGACGGTGCGGACGAATAAGCTAAAGGTTGATGCAACTGGTGTTGCGATTGGTGCAACTTCCGCGAGCTATCCGCTTGATGTCACTGGAGATACTCGATTTATCGGAGATGCTTATTTGTTCTCAACAACTGGAGGCACTGCTTTCTCTAAGTCGTTGATCTTTGGCTCCGCTGCGAACCCATCAGCGGCTTCGATCTATAGTCAGACCGCAAGCGCAAACTCTGGCATCCTTTATTTAGCCACTGAAACCGGCGGCGTAATGACCGATCGGTTGGGCATCGGTGCAGATGGCATCTTTACATGGCAAAACGTCGGCGGAGTCGCTGGCACCGCCATGACCCTGAACTCCACGGGGCTGGGCGTGGGGGTTACGCCGAGTGCTGGTCGTGGTGCAATTCAGCTTTCCGCTGGCGTTAGCTTCCCCGCCACTCAAGTCGCTTCGTCCGATGCGAACACGCTGGATGATTACGAGGAGGGGAGTTGGGTTCCCACGCTTAACTCTGGCACGTTTTCGTCCGCAAGCTGCCGATACACGAAAATAGGAAACATGGTGACTATCTTCTTCGATGTCACCGTTGGAACTGGTGGCGGAAATCAAATTACCAATCTTCCGTTTACTGCTGCTGCGACTTCAACTGTTGCAAATGGTATTTACACAAATAACCAAGACTATGCGGCTGGAACCACTGCTCCAGTTGTTGTTGTTGGCGGATCTTCAAGCACTCTGTTTTTTAGGACTGTTGGCGATAACGTAGCGTTTTCCGCAATGACTCTGACAGCCGCCGCTAACCTCACCGGTTCAATCTCCTACTTCGTTTAATCCCATGATTACCCTCTCTTGGATCATCGAACGCCTTCTCGTTAAGCCGACCGAAGGCTCGCTCACGGATGTCGTCATCACCGCCGACTGGCGTTGCAACGGCTCGCAGGATCAGTACAGCGGAACGTGCTACGGCAGCGCGTCGTTCGCTCCGCCGAGTGGATCGTTCACGCCGTATCCTGACCTCACTCAGGATCAGGTGCTTGGCTGGTGCTACGCTTCTGGAGTCGATCAAGCAGCCATCGAAGCGAACGTCACCGCGCAGATCCAGAACCAGATCAACCCGCCGGTCATCGCTCCGCCGCTGCCGTGGGTGCCGCCTGCTCCTGAGCCGGTTGTTGTTGCGCCTGAAGCTCCCGTTGTTGAAGCTCCTGTCGCATGATTAAGATCGAACTCACACTGCAACAACTCCAACTGCTCCACCAGCTCTTGGTGATTGGTATGAAGGCCGGCGACGTGAACAATATGCGCGTCGGTCTCCCCTTGGTGGATATCCTA